TCCTTCCAGAGACGTTGACCGCTGACGAGGTTGTATCATGCCCAGAATTTGCTCTATCGATGGCTGCGAAACAAAGCACAAAGGTCATGGGTTTTGTGAGAAACACTTAGACCGATTCAAGAAATACGGAGACCCTCTTGCGGGAGGAACTCCGCATGGTGAGCCAATGAGGTGGCTGAAGAGCAAAGTTGATCATGCCGGTGACGAGTGTTTAATCTGGCCATACTCTAGAAACAAAAGAGGTTACGCAACTATAGGTAGGGACGGTAAATCCTACGGAGCTTATCGATTAATGTGTGAGCTTGCTCATGGGGAGCCAACAGCCGATAAATATGAGGCAGCACATTCCTGTGGCCGAGGGCATGAAGGCTGCGTAAACCCTAGGCATCTAAGATGGGCAAGCAGGACGGAGAATCAGAGAGACAGACTTAAACACGGCACTGACAGTAGGGGTGAAAAGTGCGGCAAGGCAAAGCTATCCGAGGATGACGTTCGAGAGATTATCCGGCAGAAAGGAAATAAAACCGTCAGGCAGCTTGCTGATATTTATGGCGTGCATCATTCGACCATCTGGAATATACAGTCTAGGAATATTTGGACCTACATAGAGGTTTAGCTTATTCAGGTGGTACAATTCCCTCTAAGGAGGGCTTTTAAATGGCCGCAGCATTCGACAAGCAAGTAACCGCATGGGTTCGCAAATCAGAGCAACGGCTTACCGCTGTCTATCGCCAGTCCATTCAGGATCTTGTAGAGGAGGCGCAAACCGATTATTACAGTGGCGGCAATCTACCAAAAGATCTAGGTTTTTTGCAAAGCACTGGGGATGCCGCAATTGGACAACTACCTGTTGGCGAGAGTGAGCCACCCGAAGGTCAGGAGCGTTTTTCATGGGATGCAGAGGCGGCTTTATTGGTTATTAACCGGGCTCAATTAGGCGGCCCGCCAGTCTTCTTCGGCTGGACAGCAGTATACGCAAACGCAATGGAAGAAAAATACGGCTTCGCCCGCCTAGCAGCCCAAAACTGGCCACAAATCGTCAACAAGGCCGCACGAACTATTGAGCAGAGGGTTAGGAGATGAAAGGTTATAGAGTTGTTTTGCCGCCGAAGGATGAGGAAGGCTCAATCATTATGGGCCGTGGCGTCAAGATTTATGCGCCCGATGGCACAGAGCTAGAGGCCATCATGGATTTCCGGCTTGGGTGTTCAGCTGGAGATATGACGACACTGACGATTGAAGTGCCTGTATCTGTGGTTGAGCATGAAGCCGAGTACCCAGGGATTCTAAAAGCTGGTGACAAAGTTATAGGCGGCGATCAATGACACCATCCAACAGCACCATCCAGACAGCACTAAACGACATCCTCATTGCTGCGTCATTGGGTTATGACATTGCGTGGCCTGGCCTGCCATTTACACCGCCAGATACCGGCGAATGGCTAGAAGTAACCTTCCTACCAAATCGCGGCGTAGACGACCGCCTAGCCAATGACGGCCATGTTAGCCCACAAGGAATCTATCAGATCGTATGCGTTAGCCGCCCGCAGTCGGAGCTAAAACTCAGAGCTGTGGCTGAGCAGGTCATGGCTGCATTCCCAAAAGGCAAAGAGATTTTATTCTCCAGCGAGATAGGAAATGAAGGCGCAACGCTTGAACTGGACTTTGTAAATCAGTTCTATTTCCTTGAGCCAGTCTTTACTTTCCGGTCACATGTTCGCGTAGGCTCGCACCCGTACACCGGCACGCTCCGTTCTGATGCTGATCGCATGTCAATCGCCGTCACTATCGAATATAGCGAATAGTTCTAACCTCACAATCCCTTATGCTATACTACCCTCGTTGATCAACAATCGAACACGAGGGTATTCCTAATGACCGCAGCAACAACTCAGAAAGGCGCGAAGCTGTACATCGCTGTTGGCGTGGGCGGCCTTGCCGAACCGCAAAACTCCGACCTGACCCAGACCCAATACGAAGCGCTCACTTGGCTTGAAGTCAAGGGCGTCGGCGACTTCGGTCAGACCGGCACCGAGCAGAACACCGTCAGCTATGACGAGCTGGCCGCCACCGTTACCCAGAAGGGCAAGGGCATTGCAAACGCTGGCGATCCTACCATTGAATGCCGCCGTATTGGTGATGACCCTGGCCAGATTGAAATGCGAGCCTGCGCAGCCGTCACCAACATGAACAACTATGCGTTCAAGTATGAGCTGGCCAACACGCTCGGCACCAACGGCACTATCCGTTACAACCGTGGCATCGTGACTGGCCCAATTCACCCGAACGGTGGCAACGAGGACTTTGACCTTGAGAACTACAATTTGGGCCTGAACCAAGAGCAAATCGTTGTTGAGGCTGCGTAATGGATCTTTCCAGCATCAAGCCAATCGAGAAGCGGTACAACGTACAGCATCCGGCAACCGGAGAGGAAACAGGGATGATCCTCGTCTTGGCCTGCACTCATGATGAGCGCGTGAAGCGATCCATGCGGGCGGTTAACGATGAAATCCGCGAGGCTGGCAAGGATATGTCAGCAGCCGAGCAGCAGAAGTTTGACGATGCTCTGGCAGCGGCTTATATCGTTGATGTGGAGTTCACGGGTGACGCCGAGTGGAAAGGCGACAAGCCGAAGTATTCCGCAGAACTGGCCAAGGAAATCTGCGCGCTTCCGGCCCTCAAGGAACAGGTGTTGTTTGAAGTCCGGCGCACAAAGGATTTTTATCAAGCCTGAGCCGTGACCTGTGCCGAGCTTTAGAGAATGAGGCAAGGTACGACACGCCAGATCGCCACGGGGAGACGCGCCGAGAACGTAACGAGCGTTTTGGCGTAGACTCCCCACGGATCAGGCCACCAGAGACGGGGCGGTATTTGTGGGAGTGGTACGCAGACGCCGCAGCCACACGCAGAGTTGACGAGGGATTGCCGCAACTGTTAACGCCAGTTGAGTGGCAGGCATGGGCGGACATACGGGGCGAACTGGTACGGCGGGAAGAGTTCGGCGTACTGATGGAAATGGATAGAGCCTTTGTTTATGCGCTGCGTAAAGAGATACATGATCAGCGGCAACGTGAAACCCCGCAACAGAAATGAGGTAAGTGATGGCTACTGACGTTGCAAGGCTGGCGATTGAAGTTCAGGCAAAGGGAGCCAAAGTTGCCAAGAAAGAGCTAGACGGTTTATCCGCAAGCTCTACCCGTGCGCAGAAGTCATCTAAGGCGTACAGCCAAGCATCCGAACAGATGAGCAAGTCTAGCTTTCTTGCCTCTAATGGCTTGCGCCAAACCTCGATGCAATTGTCTCAGGTTGCACAGCAGACCTCCGCAACAGGTAACTTCATTCAATCTCTTGCAATTCAGTTGCCAGACTTGGCGCTTGCCCTTGGCCCTGTTGGCATTCTTTTGGGCGCGGCGGCTGGCGGGCTGCTTTCCTATGCGTCTGCGGCATGGAGCGCAGAAGAGAATAGCGAAACCCTTGCAGACACAATTGACCAGCTAAGTGGAAGGCTAACCGAGGCAAAGGATGGCACGCGACTACTCTCCGAAGAGATGCGAGAGCTTGCAAAAATAAGCAAAGACGCAGCCAGAATCGAGTTGATTGTTGATGCTCAGAAAGCAAGAAGCAGCGCGATTACCGCAGCAAACGCCGTTATTGACACTTTCGAGTCAGTGGCTGGCGATAATCCGCTGTTGCCTGACACTATATATTCAGACCGCCTTGGCGAAATTAGCGATACGCTAAATATTACAAGGGAAGATGCTCAAGCTCTCGCTGATGCATTGCCAAGAACCGCCGACAGGTCTCAGGAAGCATATCAGGACTTGCTTGGCGTTGTCGCCCAATTAGCCGACAAGTACGGCTCAAGCAGCCGCCAAGTTCTTGAGCTTGCCGAGGCGCTGAACAAGTCTGGGGTTCAGGCTATCAGGGCTATCAGAACTGAGGAAGACCTACAGGAGGCGCTGGCAGAAACCGACAAGCTTCTTGAAAGATCGAAGACTGGCGCGGATGGAAAGACAACGGCATATGAAGAACTTTACGATGCCGGGCAACAAGTAAAGCAACAAATTGACGCGCTCAATGCTTCGCTTGAATTTCAGGTTCAAACATACGGAGATTCCGAGCGTGCAATTGCCCTAGCAAAGATCGAGCAACTTGCCAAAAACGGAGCTGATGCCGAGGCTATTCGGCAGGCCAAAATATTGACCAATCAGCTTTATGACAGAATTGAAGCCGAGGAAGCCGCCAAAGAGGCAGAGAAATCAAGGCTAGAACTTGAAAAGATGATGTCTAGGGATCTGGCCCAGCTAGACCCCGCTGGCGCCGAGTTCAACCGCTACGCAGACCAGATCGACCGCATTGAAGAATACAACATCTCAGCCGCTGAAAAGGAACGGTTGCGGGAGGAGGCGTTCTGGCAGCATCAGCAGAAGATGCAGCAGATTGCCGAAACCGGAAACCAGAATTACGCCGATTACGCTCAAGTCAGAGAGCGACTTGACATGCAAATCCTCTCATCTGCAACTCAGATGGCGGGCAATATCGCAGGCGCTATCGGCAGCATGGTTGGTGAACAGTCTGACGCTTATAGGGTTGCATTTCTTGCGCAACAAGGTTTTGCGCTTGCAACATCAATTATCAATACACAGATGGCAGCGGTTGCAGCCTTGGCACCGCCACCTATTGGTCTAGGCCCTGTTGCTGGCGCGCCTTATGCTGCGGCGATTGAAGCTTTGGGTGCGGCCAATATCGGCGTTATCGCTGGGCAGACGCTAACCGGCTTGGCGGGAACCTTTGAAGGCTCCTACCTAGGCGGCGGCTACACAGGCTCAGGCTCACGCACAGGTGGTATCGATGGCAA